TCTAGAAGAAATGTTAGCAATGAGTGATGAAGAACTTGCAGAGATAGAAGATAGACGTGATAAAAAAATGGGTTATGGCATATATGCTAAGACACCAGCTCAAACACAATATACAGGTCCAACTAGTTTTACTTATGGTGGTGGACAAACGGGTGTAGCTACACCTGCCTTTAATCAAGGTGGTAGAGTAGAACTTAAATATGGCAGCGATCGTTATGGACAATCTAAAAAAGTTAAAAGTGCTATGAATGTAGATTATAATGATCCATTTAACAAATTAATGAGTAATGATTCAGGTAGATTTATAAAATCTACGTCAAACTTAACAAGGTATGCTAAAAATTTAAATAAATTAAAAAATAGTAAACAATCAAAAGCTGCGTTAAGAAAAAGTCTTTTAGTGCAAAATGAAAAAACTAGAAAAGACGCTTTAAAAAAATTATCTTTATTAAAGAAATTATATTCTGGTGGTAAGAGTGTATAAGCCAAGTCCAAGTCATCAAAAGTTTCTAGATATTCTTACAGAAAAAAACAGACCTAAAAAGGTTGCAAGTCTTATGGATGAATATTTAGGAGACCAAAAAGAATATCAAAAAGCAGTAGATGATGGATTTCAAGGAACTTACGAAGAGTTTCTAAGAATGAAATCTATGAGAGAGAACGCAGCCTATGGCGGGCGAATAGGGTATAGCATAGGTACAGAGTTACTTGATTTTGGACTTAAAAAAGCTATTCCATTTGTAAAATCAAAACAAAAACAAATTAAGCCTTATGGTGGTTCTACAAAAGGTATAGGAACATCTACTCCTAAAGCAGATGTAACACCTGAAAGAAATTTTGCAGAGGTTTTTCTAGAATTTAAAGATAAATATTTTGGAGGAAACTTTACTAAAGCCGCTGAGGCATTAGGTGAAAATAGAAATAAAATTAAAGGTATATTTGATAGACTAAGACTAAGAGATACTGGCACACGTGTGGGTGCAGATGTTGGTAAATCTCCTAAAATGCAATCTACTATTTCTGTAGCAGAAGATGCAATGCCCTATACTGATGTAACAACACTTATGAAACAAAATCCTGAAGTGTTTAAAAAATTATTAAAATCAAAAGATGAATATCTAAACCAAGAATCTTTAGGTCATTATTTAAAAATGATGTTTGAAAGAAATCCATCAGGAATTAAAACTAAATTAGGTAAAGCTCAATACGACGCATTTGGAAATAGATTAAGAAGCCTTGGAGTTAAAAGTAAAACTACTCCAGGTGGTGAAATAACTTATAGTGTTAACAACTCAATCAAAGAAATGTTAGAAGCAAGTAAAAACAAACTTGTAAAAGGACAAAGAAAAAATAAACTTTTAGCTAGAAATGAAAAAGCATTAGATCCTGAATTATTTACATTTAGAAGTAATTTAAAACGAAGAGTTGCTGATCTTTCTAAAGAAGAAGATATTTTTTTACCAAATGCTATTGATGACGTAGGTCATTCTTTTTCTCTAGTTGAGTCTAAAAAATTTAAAAATTTATTTAAAGATTCCAATATTAACAAATTAAATACCTTAGTTTATCAAGACCCATTATTAAATAGAGATTTATTTAAAGCTACGGGATATGAAAAAAAATACGTAAGCATGTTTAAAGAGCTTGAAAAACTAAGAAATAAACCTGTTACGATAGAAACTCAAAAAAAATTATCAGAAATTAAAAAGAAAATGAATGATAACTATAACTATATTATTGATATAGTGTCCAACCCTCAAAAAATTAAAAGTACTCTTAATAAGAACGACAAAAAAATTAATGATAGCTATGCTAAGTACATATCTAATCAAGCGGATCGTATTCAAAAAATAGATATAAATATACCAAAAGTAGGAGAAAAATTTAAATCTAAAGATCTTTTTGTAGATATGTCTAACGTAAATCCTAAGTATATAATGGGTTATGTTGACAAAATTAATCCAAATGCTAAAAAATTAAAAGATTTATCTATGTCTGAAAGAGCAATATTTGAAGCTAATGCTAAATCACAGAATGCAGATATTGTTGCAGATTTTTATAAAAAAGCACGTTTTGGAAAAGAACCAGTTGAAGAGTTAAGAGAACGTATTTCATATGATTTTGCTAAAGGAGGAATCGTAGATATAATGCCTAGAAAAAATTTAAAGGGAGGTTATTTAGCTCAAGGTGCAAAAAATCTTTATAACTCGATGATCCCTGAAGATGAACTATATAAACTTCTTTTTATAGCTACAGAGGGTGAAGCAGGTATTGCTGAGTTATTTAGATTGCTTGGATTATATAGATCAGGTGGTTCAGTAAAAAAAGGTGTAGAGAGTTTAAATGTCAGAAACCAGTAGATATCCTAAAGTACACTTACTACCCCCTAAATCTGGACCTCAACCACAAGGCTTGAATTTAAAATATAACAATGTTAAAACAGTTCGATTGGAGAAAATAAATGGCAGAAATAGACAAAGCGCTACCAAACGTAGATGAGACTATAGAAGTAACTCAAGATGAAATGGTTCAAGAAATATCTGAACCAGAAAATGCAGATTTTCCTACAGAGGTATCTGAAGTAGTTGAAAACGAAGATGGATCAGTAGATATTAATTACGGTGATGAACAAAACTTACCGCCCCCAACAGATCATAACGCAAACTTAGCAGACTATTTAGATGAAACAGAGTCTGGTAAATTAAGTGCTGAACTAATTGAAAACTATAAGGATTATAAAACATCAAGAAAAGATTGGGAACATACATACACAACTGGACTTGATTTATTAGGATTTAAATATGAAAAAAAATCAGAGCCGTTTCAAGGTGCCTCGGGCGCGACTCATCCGGTTTTGGCTGAAGCTGTTACACAGTTTCAGGCTCTCGCTTATAAAGAGTTACTCCCGGCTACTGGACCAGTAAGAACACAAATTTTAGGAATTAATACTCCAGAAAAAGTTCAACAAGCGAACCGTGTAAAAGAATTTATGAATTTTCAAATCATGGATCAAATGAGGGAATACGAACCTGAGTTTGATTCTATGTTATTTCATCTTCCACTAGCTGGATCAACTTTTAAAAAAGTTTACTATGATGATTTATTAGGACGAGCTGTTTCTAAGTTTGTCCCTGCGGACGATTTAGTAGTTCCGTATTCTGCTACCTCATTAGAGGATGCGGAATCCATCGTTCACGTAATTAAAATTACAGAAAATGATTTGAGAAAACAACAGGTCATGGGTTTCTACAAGGATGTAGAAATACCCGAACCTGGACAAGCACATGAAACAGAAATTGAAAAGAAAGAACATGAACTAGAAGGCATGAAAAAAACAGGTAAGAATGAAGACCTGCATACACTATTAGAATTTCATATTGATTTAGATTTAGATGGATTTGAAGATATTGGACAAGATGGTGAACCAACAGGAATTAAATTACCTTATGTTGTAACAATAGAAGAAGATTCAAAAGAAATTTTATCTATTAGAAGAAACTACGCACAAAACGACCCGTTAAAAAGAAAAATAAATTACTTTGTACACTTTAAATTTTTACCAGGACTAGGTTTTTATGGTTTTGGTTTGATTCACATGATTGGTGGATTATCAAGAACAGCGACAGCTGCTTTACGATCTTTGTTAGATGCAGGAACATTATCAAATCTACCTGCTGGATTTAAACAAAGAGGAATAAGAATTAGAGATGATGCACAATCAATTCAACCAGGAGAATTTAGAGATGTAGATGCGCCAGGCGGAAGTATAAGAGATGCTTTTATGATGCTTCCATACAAAGAGCCTTCACAAACTCTACTACAGCTTATGGGTGTCGTAGTTAGTGCAGGACAAAGATTTGCTTCAATAGCAGACCTGCAAGTAGGAGATGGGAATCAGCAAGCCGCGGTGGGTACGACAGTTGCGTTGCTTGAAAGAGGAAGCAGAACGATGTCTGCAATTCACAAAAGAATTTACTCTGCATTAAAAGAAGAATTTAAATTACTTTCAGGAGTTTTTAAAACATACTTACCCCAAGAATATCCTTACGACGTTGTCGGTGGTCAAAGAACTGTTAAACAAATGGACTTTGACGATAGGATAGATATATTGCCAGTTGCTGACCCGAATATTTTCTCACAATCACAGCGAATATCTTTAGCGCAAACAGAGTTACAGCTGGCAATGTCCAACCCTCAAATTCACAACACATACAATGTTTATAGAAACATGTATGAAGCTTTAGGTGTAAAAGATGTAGATTCAATATTAGTACGTCCTCAACCACCGGCTCCAAAAGACCCTGCACTAGAACATATTGATGCAATGGGACAAAAACCTTTTCAAGCGTTTCCTGGACAGGACCACAGAGCACACATTACAGCTCATATGAATTTTATGGCAACTAATATTGCCAGAAACAATCCAATGATTATGGCTAGTCTTGAAAAAAACATTTTTGAACACATTTCATTGATGGCTCAAGAGCAAGTTGAGATGGAAATGGCACAAGACATACAACAAATACAACAAATACAACAACAAGCTCAACAAAATCCACAGATGGCACAAAATCCTCAGCTTCAACAACAGTTAAAACAGTTTTCAGATAAGTTTGAAGCAAGAAAAGCTGTGTTGATTGCTGAAATGACTGAAGAATTTATGAAAGAAGAAAAAGATATTACTTCTCAGTTTGATAATGACCCTCTTGCTAAGCTAAAAGCTAGAGAATTAGACTTAAGAGCCGCTGAAAATCAAAGAAGAAAAGAATATGACTCTAAAAGAATTGAATTAGATCGTATGAAAGCGGTTATGAACCAACAAAACCAAGACAATAAGTTAGAACAGAATGAAGAATTAGCTGAAATGAGAGCTGAGACATCTATTGAGAAAACTTTATTGCAAAATGCACTTAAAAAAGATACATAATAATTAAAATAGGAGACTTATGATCAAAACTCAATCTAAACACGTAGATTTTAAAAAATTTACTAACAAAGACGGTCTTTTGAAAGGCGGAGTACCTGTTGAGATGTCAAAACCAAACGAATCTCAAACTGACAGAGTACAAGGTCAAAAAAGAATGTTAAAAAACAAAAGATCAACTGTAACTTGGTACTAACATGTGGTTTCAGGCGATTAAATTAGCCGTATCTGCTGGAAGTAAAATTTATGCCAATAAGCAGAAAGCAAAAGTTGCAATGTCTGATGCACAACTGCTACATGCAGAGCGTCAAGCTCGAGGTGAGGAAGCTTACCAAGGAAAATTGCTAGAAGCAAGACAATCAGATTATAAGGACGAGGCGGTTCTTGTAATTCTCACGTTGCCCATATTGGTCCTTGCATATGGAGTCTTTTCAGACGACGCACAGGCGATGGACAAGATAAAAATCTTCTTCGAGCATTTCCAATCGCTCCCGACATGGTTTACAAATTTATGGATCCTTGTCGTGGCGAGTATTTATGGTATAAAGGGAACACAAATATTTAAAAACGGAGGAAAAAAATAATGAGAACTGATTATCAACCAAAACCTAGAGTAAAACCTAGACCCGACCATGAAAAAGCAAATGGTAAGGTTTATTCAGGTAAAGATAAAAGTATGATCGCATTAAAGAAAAAAGGTGAGATCAAAAAAAATACTCAAAAGGGCTAGTATAAATGTCAAAAGACAAAAAAAAGAAAAAAATACCTGAAGGTAAAAAGGGTAAAGGAATTAGAAAATTAAAAAAAGTAGCACCAAAAGTTGCAAAACGAATGGGTTACAAAAAAGGGATGAGAGCTTGTGGCTAAGCTTTGTGCAAAAGGAAAAGCTGCAGCCAAGCGTAAATTCAAAGTTTATCCCTCGGCATATGCTAACATGTACGGTTCAGCCGTATGTTCTGGTAAAGTAAAACCAGGCGGTAAAAAGAAAAAAACTAAAAAAAGAAAATAATGGACGAAACCGGTTTAAGAAAATGGGTTAAAGAAAAATGGGTGGACATTGGAGCACCGAAGAAGAACGGGAAATATCAACCTTGCGGGAGAAGCAAAGGCTCAAAGAGGAAATATCCAAAATGCGTCCCACTTGCAAAAGCCACACGGATGACAAAAGGGCAAAAGGCGAGTGCTGTCAAACGAAAACGAGCAGCTGGAAATCCGGGCGGTAAACCA